ACATGGCGTTGATATAAGAACTGTAAGAGGTTTCCTTGCTTTGGTAATAGGCATGACAACATTTCCCCAAAATTGTTCACCATTCGGTAATACATCTTGTATATAAGCAGCCTCATCAATGATTAACACACCGCTTACCGTTGTTCCTCGAATTGCAGTGTACGCTTCAGCAGAAAAGAATTGTAATGTTGAACCATAAACAGTTTCAATTGTTAATGTAGTTGCATTAGCTTTCTTGATAATATTGGTTTGACCAAGAAGCTCTGACATTTCCTTATAAACCTTACGTCCCAACTGATATGTTGGAGAAATATATGCATTGTATGTCTTTGGTTTGAACAAATACTCACATAATAAAACCTCTGCTAGTACGCTCTTACCACACTGTCTTGAATAACATAACACAACAATCTTGTTTTTCTTATCATGACATAGATTATAAGCTGATTTTTGTCCTTCAGTCATTTCTAATGCGAAACGTATCTCCATTTACAGTTTCTATGTTTTTCTCTTTTACCTTGACAACACAATACTATGCAGTTATGTGAATAACCATGTCTCTCAGCTTCAGAAATAGAAACCCATCTAATCACTTCACCATCTTCTTTTATCTGGTCTACAGCTCTAGATTTCTTTCCATTTATTCTTGCTTTAGAATTATTCTTTCTTGTGTTTGGGTTATTATTATTATCACTTCTAGTTCCTATTCTTAGGTTAGAGAGTTTATTTGTTCCACCATCAGATATTGGTATGATATGGTCTACCTCCATATTATCTGGTATTTTACCATTGAAATATTGCCATTTAGCAACATGCTCAAATATTAAATGCCATTTGCCATCTTCACAGAGATAATTTAGTCTACTATATCCATCATTATTGAAATATGGTTTTCTATAGTTCCCTCTATCATAATCACCCCAATCATCTTCAGCTTTAAATGTGTATCTTTCTAGTGGCTTGTGATATTTTCTTATTATCATAATATTAGATTTTTTGCAAAGATATATAAAAAATGTTAATTTTCCAAATTCTCATCAACTATCTTGGCATCTTGGTCTTCAATATCTTCATCATCATCTTTGGCAAACCCAAAATGAATGGTTATACCATCCTTGTTGTTATTTATCTGGATATTGTTCTGCTGCTTGTCCATGCCCAAGAATATCTTTGCCATACTGTCTAGCACTCCCTTAGCATTGAATATGTCACCCTTCTTAACAGCTTCTTCCAACAAACTCTCATAACGATTGTAGAATATATCCTTCAACCTCTGGTGCTCAACATCAGTGTTGAAATGCATTCTGTCCAAAGCACAGTTGTAATACTCATTAGCGGTTCTGTATGTCATCTTGCTCTGCTGGTGAGTCTGACTATCATACATACCCTTCATCAACTTCTGAGTTATATCACTCCTTGATACACCGTTGCATATGTCAACATATACATCATCAACAACATCATCAGCATTGTTGAATAAAGCACTCCTAGCCCTTTCAGCAAACGTATGACCCCTCTTGTACCTCTGTACTTTGGATGGCAATAAATGGTCTTCTGAAAGTCTCTGTCCCATGTTAAATATTATTTCTTATTTTCAGCCTTTCTCTTGGGCTTATTTTCCTCTTGTGGAGTATCTTCCACCTTAACTTCTGAAACGCTCTCAGAAGCCTTTTCTGACATCCTCTTAAAACGATTCAATGCTTCTTCCAATTCATTGATTCTTCCTCTGATACAACTGCCACAATTTGTAGGTGAAACTCTCTTGTCTAAAACTCTGTTATATACCTCTGTCAACTGTGCTCCATCAGCATAGTAACCCTTGTTCTTGATGTCAATAAATTTCTCTACCAATAAAATGTCATCATTTGTCCAATTCATAATATTAAATTTTAATTGTGTTATTTCTTATTGTAATGTTCTCCAATAGCTGCCAATATGTTGATTGGAACATGATATAATAATTCTCCAACCACTACAGCTAATACAATTGTCCAAAATCCCATTTGTCTTAAATTTTAATTGTGTTATTTCTTTGGTGTATATACATTGCTAATGCATTCATTGATGCTAGCAATATACCACCTATTCCTAGATATAAACATGCAAAACTCAGCCAAATCGCTGTATAAGTGAAGATTAGAGTCCAGAAGGTAAGGCACAAACGACATATCCAAGGCTTATATTGCAACCATGTTGGTAGACCTTTAACTTCTGTTACATAATATGCTGCATAGTTAACAATGAAGAATATGAGCATCATTGCTATAAATTCAAAGAATGTCTCCATAAATATCGTAAAACTCCTTTCTTATGTTTTCCTTTGTCACATTATCTTTTAGCCATCGTTTAACTTCAACCACTTTTTGTCTTACACCTCTCATCTTTGTCTTCTCTGCCAGTTTCTTATAGGTCATATCCTTGTACAACTCCTTCAACTTGAACAAATAGAAATGTTCACTGTCAAAGTTCTGTTCAACAATCATCATTATGTACAATATTGCAAAATCCTTGAACATATCACCAACAATCTTCTCTCTTGCATCTAGATTATGGTCATTGTACCAGTCCTCATAGAGATTAGTGATATTGTCACTGTCATAGTTCATGTCTCTCTTCTTGTTTCTTGCTGAACGTTTCTCTTCTTTTACTAAATTGAAATAACTCCTGATGAGATATGATGTAATACCATAAGCTGATTTATCTTGCAGATAACCTTTTTTATTTATCGCTTTATGACATCTCAATATACTTTCATGGAATGTATCCTCATCAAACATTTGTTGTCGTTGTCCACAGAGAATACGAAGGGTGTTACAAACACCAGAATAATTGTCGTTGATGTAGTTGATAAAGATTGTTTCGTCATTCATTGTTTTTCAATTTTAGATTTAAGGTCTCTTATTATTTCAGTCATTCTATCCAGTTGGTATATTATACAACCAAATCCTATCAAAGCAATTAATGTTATCATGATATTCTATTTTTATATAAATATCTCGATAGATGATAAAAATACAAATAATGACACTGTAAATTGCACCATTATTTTTAATTTGTTTATAAAACGCTGATAATAAACGAGATAACAAAATATTAAGGTTCTTCATAACGAAGTCACTTATATAAAAAATAGGAAGAGAGAGGGAAAACGTAAATATTTGATTATGAATTATTAACTTAATTTTTTGGTGGTTTCAAAAAAATAGCACTATCTTTGCAAACTGAGTGAATAAATGGCACTGCAAATGGTGTCAAAATCTCAATTTTTGAATAGTTCAATTTATATTGTTGTAGGTATGAAAGTTAGCATTGCAGTTATCAAGTTAGTGCTCAGAACCAACAAGACATTGGCTGATGGTAGTCATCCGATTATGCTTCGTTGCAGTTTTAATGGAATGCGAGAACGTTCCACTGGGTATTCATGTCTTCCTCGTTATTGGGACAAGAAGAATGAGTGTGTGAAGAAGGGTTATCCAAATTTTGTGATGGTTAATGCTGAGTTAAAGAAGTTGAAGGATGAAGCCATAAAGAAGAGGGATGAATTCATTGCTCTAGGAGAGGTGTATACTCCAAGCATGGTACTTGCTAGGGATGAGGTGAGAAATGCCGTTACAAACGATTTTAGGGGTCTTGTCCAGCGTTATATTGATGAGAAGGGATTGGAGTCAAAGACGATTGAGAAATGGTGGGTTGTATATCGTAGTGTGAAGGATTTTGTTGGTAGGGATGATTTTCTTATAAACGAGGTTGATGAGGGTTTATGTAGGCGATATTGCAGATGGTTGGAAGAGAAAGGTATGGCTAGTGGTTCAATTAAATCATACATGGGAAAGGTTGTATGTTTGTTGCATTATGGTGTTTCTTTGGGTTTGATTAACAAGTATCCTTTGGATGGTTGGAAGTATCACAAGGACTATAGGGAGAGCAAGAGTGAGCTTTATATTCATTCTAGGACATTAGATGTCATGATGGAAATGTTCTTGGATGAGTTGATAGTTAGGAAGGATGGTGGTTTATGGTCATATAGGGATGGTGTTACAGATAAGTTGATGGACATTCACAGTGAGTTATACGCTCATTATTTGTATGTGATTGGCATATGGATGAAGGGCATAGCACCAGTTGATATATCGTTGTTGAAGAAGAAGGACATAAAGGTTGTTGATATAAAGGGTAAGAGTTATTATGCCATTGATGGAAGTCGTAGTAAGACTGGAATGCTTTATAAGGTCAGAGTATTGCAGAACTGTGTTGAGAGCAATGTTCTTATTCGTACAATGTTGATGTTCAATGATGGTACTGATTATTTCCTACCGACTTTGAAGGATTATCAAGGCAAGGATTGGAAGAAGAGGGTTAACAACATTTACACATATCATGGTAAGCATTTGGTTGATTGGTTTCAGCGTATAAATGAGGAGGTTGTCAAGAGGAATGTTGAGAATGATGACAATATACCATTGATTGATTTGGAGTGCAGATACTACAGTTATAGGCATTCGTTCATAATGAAGATGTTGCAGAAGCCCACTGTGAATTTATTAGCATTAGCTCAGACTGTTGGTAAGAGCAGTCATACATTGCATCAATACATTTCATATCTTGGTGATGTTGACCTTGTGTAGAAACAATCAAGGGGAGTACCGTATTGTACTCCCCACTTCGTAAACAACTAAATAAATAAAACTTTAAAAAAATATGACAACAAAACTATTTCAATCCTTTTTGTATTAGTTTGTAGGTATCGTTTGTCTTTTGGTATATCCAAGCTTGTGTAATTGGCAGTTCATATCGATTTGACATTTTTGTTCTCTCATAGAGTTGGCTTGGTATATTGAGTTCTGTTTTGTTTGGCTTGTCGATTTTCGTCAAGTTGAAGACTATTGCACAGTTATCGTTTGTAAAGTTCACATACAGTTGGATTATGTTTTTATGTTCCTTTGCATACTGGAGCTTATACGGTTCAATTATGATTGAGTTGTATGTGTTCTTATTGATATATCTTCTCTTGAGTTCTATTTCTATGTACTGATGGTTTGCTGTATATCCGCTTGCATCAGTTTGGTGTTTCATTGGTGTTCTGCCCAATTCTTGTAATTTGAAGACTGAATTAAGTTCTTCTAGTAGTTGATAGTCTTCGTTTTCATGTCTTTCTGCATAGGTTTTGTTCATATCGATTTAAGTTAAACGTTTGTGTTGAATTATGTTGTTAGTAGTGAGTCAAACAGTTCTTTTACTCCTCTTTGTTCAATTACGGCAACCTTTTGAGGTATTCTTTGCCATCTTTCTTCAAGAAGGTGTAGCACAAGTTTTCTGAGTTGTTTTAATCTTGCCTCTCTGTTTCTTGGTATAAAGGTAAGGGTAGAGTCACCTACGTCAAATTCTTGATTGCCTAAGCGTAATGGTTTTCTTTGTCCTTTCACTATTTGTATTCTTTTTTGAATTTTATGTTACGTTTTTTGTATGTTCCACCGCTTCTCACATATACGTTCACTTGGACTGTGGATATGCCATAGAACGCTGCACATTCTCTTGTTGTTGGAAATGTTTGTATTAGATTCCCTTGGAGGTCATATACACAGAGCGTTGGAAGTACACCCTTTTTTGATGTATAGTGTTTCAGTTCTTCTTCAATTAGTTTCTTTGTCTTCTCAACTGTCTTATCCCATCTATCCCAATTTATTCTTCCGTTTTCTTCCTCTTGAAGTTCTGCTTCTTGAAGTTCTTCTCTTGATGTGTATAGGTCATTCCATAGTTGGTGTTCTACATCAAATCCCCATTTGAATTTTTCTTTTACAAGTCCTTGCATGTTGAAGTGTTTTTTAAATAAATAGTTTGTTTTTGTGAAAAGTTCTTGGTTGTAATGCAAAGATATAAAAAAATTTTTGAAAAAACAAGAAATTCATTGAAAAGTTTTGAAAAAATGTGTGATTTTAGCGATGACATTCTTGAACGGAGTTCAATGACATTTGGGGGAATCAAAAGGGGTTTATACTTCGTTAAATAAAAAAACATTTTTGGAAGAAATAAGAAGAGAAAAAAAGATGAGAAAGAAGGGGGATTATAGGGGGTTATAAGAGTAGGGGTTTAAGGGGGAGAGAGAGAAGGGGGAAGAAAGGGGGAAGTGAGAGAAGAAAAAAAGGGGAGAGAAGAGAAACTACTTAACAATCTTTAACACTCCAAATTTGTTTTTTAAAACTCTTTTGTATATCTTTGCAATAATTCACAATGAAGAATTCTTTTGGTTAGTGTAAAAAAAGTTCTTTGAAAATTTGGAAATGTCGATTTTTTTCTATATCTTTGCATTGTAAGTTGAAGTTCATATTAAAAGTTTAAAGTTTATAAGTTTGTTGACATTTGGCAGTTTGGTCGTTAAATAAACTGCCATTTTATACTAACACTATTTAAAATATACAAAAGAAATGGAAACAAAAAAGAAGATTTATGCATCTCAACAACTAGTATGTTGCTTGGATGCAAGGGTATTAAAAGTTTTTATGTGGTTATGTGGATGGCAATCACAGATTGATATCAAGTTGTATGTTAATCAGATGTCGAAGTTCTTGCATTTAACCGAAGATGAGGTTGAGTTGAGCATTCAAACTCTTGAGGATATTCACCTCATTGACATCAAGAAGGTTGACCAGACATTCATTGCAAATCTCAATCAAGAGCAAGTTGAGAAATATTTTAAGATTCCAATGAGCAAGATTGCAGAGGGAAAGGGCATTCCAATGGCAACTGAGGTTAAATGGAATGTAGAAGAATCACCAAAGGATGACATTTCAGACATGAGCGAGCAGCAGATAACAGCGATGATTCTCAGACTTCAAGCCCAGCTCAGTGAGAAGAAACAGACCAAGGAACTAGTAAAGACTGTTTCAGATGATTATGCTTCAGATTTACCCTTCTAAGCTATGTTGAAGAGATATCAATACTATGGTGCAAATGGTCTCACATGGACTGAATGGTTCAAATATGACGGTGAGAAGTTCAAGTACCAATTAGGTAGGAAACTTTTAAATGAATATAAAGACAATGAGTGATTTAGAATTTAGCAAAGTAGAGGAGGAAATCTTCAAGGAAATGAGAGAGACATGTCCTCCAGAGATGGAAAACAAATTCCGTAAGAATTAAGAGTTTTCATTCATTTTGTAAGTTAATATATATAAGGCTAATTTGTAGTCAAACTATTTTCGTCCAATGACAGAGAGATACTGCCGTTGGACGTTTTTCGTTAAATTTTTCAAAAACTGTTAAACTTTCAAAAATTAGGCTCTCTGAGATGAGATTTTTCATACGGTGGACAGTTGTAAGGGAAGGTGGTAGAAAACGTCTCAGAATGGCTAGAAATGGTCTTAAATTGAAAGTTTCGTTAACACATTCTATGTTAAAGAATGCTATATTATAGATTTATATTATTTTTCATTGAAAAGCAATATTATTATTAATAATAATATTGGGGATTACTTGCAAATTATTTATGTTAAACAGTGTTAAAGAATTTGGGTTTCTCAATTTTTTTTCATATCTTTGCATCGTAAAACAAAAACAATAAGTAAAGTCTTCCACTTTAAGATGAAGACATAATTAATACATTATTTATATATGAAAATTAAAAATTTGGCAAAGTTTGAGAATGACTCAAACATCATTAATGTGAATTTCGTAACAACTTCAATTGAGAAGCAGTACACAATCACCATTCAGTATTTCGTTATTGAGCACTTAGATTTGGAAAAGGGTGATGTTAATGTGGAAACAGTGCAAACACAGACAGAGTTGATTAAAGCATTGAGAGGTATTAGCTTAACAACTGATGAACAAATCTCAATTATCCATGACTGCACAAAGAACATTCCACCATTCACATTCAAGTTTAATCGACCATTCACAGAGTTCTTTATGGAGAGTGTTGGTTCATACTTAAAACAGTTTAGAACTGCTAGATTTGAAGACACTATTGGCAAGAACATTGAGAAGAACAATTGGGATGTGTACCACTACAATGGCAAGAACATCATCGATGTGTTTGGGGGTGTTGAAGATGTATTTGGTGAAGTACATCCATATGCATTGTTCAAGAAGCTTATGCTTTGTTGCTTGAACGAGTGGACTGCTGCACTATATGAGTTTGAAGATGATGATGTAACACTCAAAGCAATATATAAATAAAAGCCATAGAGAGACAATTAACAAGGGGGTGGACTAACACTCCACTCCCATCAATATTAACGATTAAAAAACAAAAGAAATAAATATGGATAAAGTGATTTTTTGGAAAGAGAGTGCATCTGAGGCATTTGCACAGAATGGAATTAAGGACAATGAGTTTGACTTTGAAGTAACTGAAGAGCAGAAGGATTATCTTGAAGTACACATGGAAGAGTTGGATGATTGGTGTGACGAACATTTTGACCAAATTCCTCACACAGTTAAATTTGAACCATTCTTCAATGGTGTAGAAGATGTTTTCACTTGTGAGTGTTATTTTTAAAACGATATATTAACTTAAAATAAATAAATGACAATGGATAAAAATGATTTAAAGAAATCCATCATTGACTTTTTCAAGGGTGATGAGACTTGGCATCGTTTGGATGTAACAATAACATTGGGTGTGTTTGATGATAACGATTGGCAAGAGATTGCCACAGCTTGTGGAAAGGACTTGTATCTAGATGGGGGACAAGTATACACTGAGGAAGGACTGAAAATGTTCAAGAAGTTTAAGGCAATTTGATAGCTATATACAATGAGTTTTTATATAAAATGTTAAAACAAACCACACTTGCTTGTGATAAGTAGGTGTGGTTAATTTTTGTAAAAACACTTGGATTCCAAATCTTCACTGTTTATATTTATAATAAGTAAAATATAAAAATGAAAACAGTGAGAGTAAATCATCCCAAAGGAAAAAGACCAGAAATTAGACTAACAGTTAGAAGAGTCGAATCAAGTGTATATTACAGTTGTGGATTTGCAGCACATCATTACATGAGTGCAAAGATAAATAAAGTATGCAAATGTCTATTGTTTGAATGGGATGGAGTCCCAATTGCATTTGTTGGACTGATTAATACCCCAAGGAAAAACTATCGTTGGGCAATGGCAATAAGTCGTTTGGTAGTGCTCCCCGATTGGCAAGGGTTGGGACTATCTACCACCATATTCAATTTCTGTGGGGGTATCGTTAAAGCATTATCTGATGACGAACATGACTACCATTTGTACATTAAAACAGCACATTCTAAGTTTGGCAAAGCATTAGACAGAAATCCGAATGTTAGGGCTACAATGAGAGATAAGAAATGTCAAGATGAGTATTCAGCAAAGCATGATAAACATTATAAAAATCGTATCACTAGAAAAAGTTTCTGCAAAGAATATGTGGGTCAGCCCATATATGGCTATGAGCATTTACTTAAGCCCATCAATGAGTTGAGACAGAAACACTCTGAGAGCCATTCTTAGTCACTCTGAGCCACTTTCTCATCATCAGTGGACAGTTGTAAGGGAATGTGGTAGAAAACGTCTCAGAGAGGCAGTAGGTGTGGTTAATTTTTGTTAAAAAACATTGACGGTAAATTGTAAATATGTATCTTTGCAAAGTCAAACTTAAATTCAATTGGTTATGATTAGTGAAAGAGAAGAGTATGAGTTCAAGGATGGAGGCACATTGGTGCTTTCAAATGGTGAGGATGGTGTAACTGTCGAGATTAACATTGGAAAACCAATGATGGGTACATACAACGACATGAAGAAGCTTGCCAAGGACATTGGAAGATATATAGCCAAGAACCGTCCACAAGTTTTTTGGGATGACAGAATAGGTAGCAAAGTTCCAGAACAAGACAGAGAACTTAATAAAGTAGCAATCAGACTGAGACGAATCAATCCCAAATATACAAGAATTGATTACATGGTATGGTTGCATGGTTCAGAATAGCTCTATTTCTCATTTTAAAGCCCTCTGAGACGTTTTCTCATCATCAGTGGACAGTTGTTAAGCATGGATAAAAATAAAGGCTTAGAAGCAAAATCTAAGCCTTTTTGTTATTTTGGGGTTCTAATCTCTCTTATGATAATAAGAGATTAGAGGGGGATATTATGTTCTTTCAGCCAATTCACTTTTTCTTGTGTCAATTCATTTATCTTGAAAAAGTTCTTTGATAATTTGGAATTGTCAAATTAAAAATATATCTTTGCAAAAACACATAATACTATGGCAAATTCTAACGAAGAATATTTGAAAATGAGAAGAGCCGACAAACTATTGAGGGCTTATAACTTTGAGGACAATAAATACAATAGAGGTGAAGGTGACTTAACAGTACAATGGATTATTGAGAACATATTTACTAAGCCTTGTGCTCATTGCGGTAAAACTGGTTGGGATGTTATAGGTTGCAATAGACTTGATGATTCCAAACCTCACACCAAGGATAACGTTGAACCTTGTTGTTATCATTGCAATTGTTTGTTGAATGGGGAAAAAATATCCAAACAAGTATACCAATATTCACTTGATGGGAAACTTGTAAAAATATGGAATATGGCTAGGGATGCTAGTAAAATTGGTTATAGCTGCGGCAATATTTCAATGTGTTGTAATGGCAAAAGAAAAACGCATAAAGGTTACAGATGGAGTTATACCCCACTGTAACCATGTTCCTTTAACCAGTCAAGTTTCTCTTGAGTTGGTTCACAATATTTGAAAAATCTATCACCGTATGTTTGGAGGAATGTTTGATAATCCCTATCCCCACTACCTCTACGTAATTTGTTGGTACAATACTCCTCAATTGTCTTGCATACGTAATGGTTGATTTGTGCTACACTCCAATCAATTGGTTGCCAAGGGGCATTATTACATCTATATCCACTTGCATGATACGTTAACAAAGGATTGGTAACAACATGAGGATTTGAATAAAATACAACTTTAGGTAAGCCACCTCTTACAAAACATTTCACATGCATATCTTCTGCTATTGTGTTGTATTGAATACATTTTCCATGTGGTATTGGTTGTGTGAATCTCTCTCTTAATGGTCTAGGGTCATAATGTACGAGATTGTTATCGTTGAAACACTTCCAATTAATTACAATTGACTCCCAATCACTAGAGAATGATTCAAGAAATTCTATTATGTTGTTGTGTTTGTTTAATACTAATTGCTCATCCACATCCACATATAGGATTGCATCATAAACACTACCATACTTTTCATAAATTTTTGTATAACATGACATTTGGGCTTTTGTTTGATTTTTATAATCTTCATAAATAACAAAACCGTCATCAATGTATTCTTTTAGGATTTCTTTGATATCTTCACCGTCATCATCATGGTCGTTATCACATACAATTGCATTAGCAAATCCTAATTTTTTATACCATTCTACCCATTCTTGCAAGTATCTTCCTTCCAATCTTGCAATACAACATACTGCTGCATTAATATAACTCATTTGTCTACAAATTTTATCTTTATTTTATGTCAGTGCATCTTTTGTATGGTTTATACAATTGCTGGTTTGGATTTGGATAGTTCAGCTTTGCATTATTGCCGCAACAAGAACATTCACAAGCACACACATCAGCTAGAGGATAGTATGTATAATGTTCACATATCCATTTCTTCAACTGGTCTTTAAGTACTTCAACTTGATTCCTCAGATGTTGTGATACATATGTCATATCCTTGAGGTCTAGGGAGTCAGAATTGTCAGATTTGCCCTTTGTTACACCAACCTCTGATATGTGTGACCATATCATTGGTAGTGCCTCATATACGGTTGCAAATGCTAGATACTGCCATAATCCACCTTCTGTCAATAGGGTAGCATTCTCTTCAGATACGGTGTTTTCCATTATCTGTTGTTCAATCTCATCGAAGAGACCATAACCGATAAGTGGTTTTACCCAAATCTTCTCAGCTACTCCGATGTAGTTCTTGATTTCAGTCATATTATAATTAACTGGAATTGGACTGTACTGCTTGAAGTATTTTTCATTGATAATCATATCTTATTTCTCCACTTTTTTCTCTTCAACGTTATTTTCATCTGTATCTTTCTCTTCCACATTGGTTGGTTCTGTTCTCTCTTCTACGTTAGCATCATTACCAAAGTCGTTAAATGATAGAGGCTTCATTACAACTTCTGTGTCAAGACCATTCATTTTGAACATCATGTTCAAGGTTTTGATAACAGCCATACGGTTTGCATTACCAGTTAGTTTGTTATATAGCTGATATGCTGTTTCAAGTTTATCTGCTTCTGAAGCAAAACCAGTTTGACCAATGTCTGGCATTCCGACCAAGCTAGCATTTGGAATCTGATGTGCTGCTAATATTCTTGATACGTTTCTTTGGTTTGCACTGTCATATAAATTCACATTTCCTTGATTGGTTGTGAAAGGTACAAATTCTGGTTTCTGTTCATCCACATTGTTTCTGAATGTAACCATGACTGAATTAGCATTTTCACTACCTTGGAACATTGCAGTTACATTCTTGATGATAGCTTGCCTTTCTTCGTCTGTCTCAACTTCATTTAATACAAGCATACCGCTAGGTACGAATGAATTGACAGTTGTCTTAAGGTCAAAATTGACATATTCTATCTCTGATTGAATACATTTGATACCAGCTTGATAGTGAGGTTGGGTATAATAAGTCATAGCTGGTGAATATTGTCTATACACATATAGATACGGCTTTCCACCTTCAATTACAGAATCCTCTCTCATGTCAAATGCATCGATTTGGAATGGAGGATATTGACCAAGAGCTGTCCAATCGTTTGAAATCCAATATGAAGTAATCTGCCCATCCTCATCGTACTCTGACCAGCGCACCTTATCTAGAGGCATATGCCAGAATGAATAGGTTTGAGCATCCTTGTTCCTGATTATTTGGATTGCATAACTTCCATAAAGCATATAGTCCAATGCAATGTTTTTTATAAAGTCATCCCATGTTTCAGCATAGTTTGGTATAACTTGTGAACCATCCAACTGCATTGCATCATAATCAACTCCATTTCCCAATATTGACTGGACTCCAAAGTTAATACAAGCCCTATGTGTTGGTGATTGGTTATAAAGGTCTAGCAATAGATTGGGATAGTTGTTACGAATGCCATAGTTAACCCAACCAAGGGCATTCTTCCTAGTTATCGCTGAACCTTCTATCTGTTTTTCAAATTTAGTTAAGAACAAACCTCCCTTGTTCTGAGGTACTTTTGGTTTGTTCAATGCACCTTTCGTTCTAGCCATAAAATATTATATTTATCAATAAATTATTATATTTTATGATAAACATGAAATAAATTAGCATAAAAAAAGGATAGATTAGATTTCTATCCTTTTTAAATATTGCTATGTTGGTATTGCTTGAATTCTAGATGCATAAGTTTTCCAATTATTAGCTAATTTATAATTATTTACCAAATTTGCTGGAACATATATTGGACAATTGGTATTTGCCAAAGCATTTGTGTTCCACAAAGAAACTATTCCATTTTCTCTTAATATCTTAATGTATTGAAGAGAAGTACATCCACTGAATGCACCAGCATCTATTGCTGTAGTTCCAGATGGAAGGGTGATATTTTTAAGTTTGTTACACCCTTGGAAAGCATTACTACCAATATAACCACTATAATATTCTGGAAGTGTAACAGCCGTTAAACTTGTACACCCTCTAAAAGATTCACTAGAACAATAAAAGACATTGTTTGGTATAATAACTTCTTGTATATGTGTGAAGTTTTTAAAAGCACCATTATATATTCTGACAAAACAATCCCCTAATTCTAATCTATATGTTGTCGAAGCATATGATTGGGTTTCAGCACTTGTTAGATTAAGCCCACTACTAGCTGAACTTCTTGGTATTTCAGTTAATAAAGTTCCATTAGAACTATACAATCTTGCTTTATAATTAATTGTTTCTTGACAATTTGGTTCATATGTTGTAATTATATTGCTTAAACCATTCCAGCCTTTTGAAATTCTATATGAATGAACACTATTACAAGGAACTTTAATTTCAGTTAAATGTTGTGGTAATGATGAACTTCCATCAACATACAAAGGTGGAACTATAGTTGTTATTGTTAATGCTGATAAATTATTATACAAACCAGATGTACCAAATATGTTAGTATTAAAACTTGTAATACAATTTCCAAGCCATATATCAGTTGCTCCACTTACAACATCGTTTCTTTTAACTTCGCCATTATTATATCCACATCCCATTATAGTAACTTCTCCATTGGAATTGAATGACTTAATCATAAGTTCTGAATCTTGTGTTGTATTCCATTCCTCATTGCTAGTGTACTTATATACTTGACCATTTGTATAACAATACTGTCCAACACCAACTGTAGGACAAGAAACAGCCTCCATATCAGCAACACTTGAATATGTCAAAGCTGAAGAAGGTGTTGTCTTTGCAGAATATTCTACACTTGCTTGCTTTGAACCAACAATAAGATGTATTGGCGTTGAATTCCAATAATCAATACTGTTAATGACAATGCTTTGTGGTGCTTCAGAAGGTAAAGATAGATAGAAATACTCGCCATCATTTGTTACAGTGCCATCATAAAAGCCACTACCCATATAACGATATTGTGTACTTCCACCAGTATCAAGCATTATAGATAATTCTCCACCATCGTTGTCTCTAATTCTCAAATCAACCCATCCAATTGATTCAACATCAGCATATGGTATCTTGAAAGTGGTTGATAGTTCTTGACCAACATAAGGTGATGGGTTTGTATCATCAATGGTATAAGTCACTGATGAGTCAACATAAGAGCCAACAATGCTCCATGAGCCACCACTGTATTGATATTCAGTTGTTCCAACTACACCTAATTTTCCTTCATATGTGGTTGCTGATGCAATGTCACTTACAACATCATATATGCCATATTCTTCATACTGGCTTAAATTGTTCTTCATATACCATTTTGCATCACTCCAACTATAGACTGAATCATATGTGGTTGAAGCATATTGAGAAATTGGTTGTGGAATGATTTCATAACAAGTTGAACCAGTAGGTGTTGGACTCTCTCCACTAATCTTGTAAAAGACAATGGCATTATTTCGGTACACCTTGATGATATTGTCATCACCAAAGTTCCAATCGTTTATTGTATTTGAATTGTATTTAATCATATCTATTTAACTATTTGGTATTGCTTGGATTCTAGAAGATAATGAACTCCAATTGTTAGCTGTTTTATATGTTTCCAGTGATTGTGAAGGTACATATATTGGACAAGTAGTGTTATTGAATGCATTAACATTAGACAATACTGGCGGTGTTGTAGCAAGACAAGTTAAACCTGTAAGACTACTACAATATCTGAAAGCACTACTACCAATACTTGTAACACTGCTAGGTATATCTATACTTATTAAACCACTACAATATTGGAAAGCACTACTACCAATACTTGTAACACCACTGCCAATTGTACAACTTATTAAACCACTACAATTAAAGAAAGCATCATTACCAATACTTGTAACACCACTGCCAATTGTACAACTTATTAAACCACTACAATATTGGAAAGCATTATTACCAATACTTGTAACACTGTTTGGTATATCTATACTTGAAAGACTTGTACAATAATAGAAAGCATAAGTACTAATGCTTGTAACACCACTACTTATTGTACAAGTTGTGAGACTACTACAATTAGCGAAAGCCCATTCACCAATACTTGTAACACTATCTGGTATATCTATACTTGTGAGACTTGTACAGTTATAGAAAGCATTCTTACCAATGCTTGTAACACTATTAGGTATATCTATACTTGTTAAACCACTACAATATTGGAAAGCATAATCACCAATACTTGTAACACTATCTGGTATATCTATTTCTGTAATATCTCTTTCTATAAGGTCTTTCAATGCTGTTTCTGCTGATGAACTACCACCTCCACCACCTGAAATTTGTGATACATAATCAGCATATGTATCAATAGTAGCAGAAGAGGGTACTGTTACCCCCTTCGCTTCAATTGCTTCTTTTATATCAGTCTTTGCTGATTGTATTCTTGATAAATTCTCTGCTATTGTTGCCATATCTTATATGCTTTCTAATATTGTATTTATATTTCCAATTATATCATAGACAGCCTTTGCTGATGGAACTTGTGAATCCGTTGACGAACTACTTATTGAAGTGGTAATCGCTGATGTATCTACTTTACCACTTGTTGCTGATGTTATTGCAGATTGTGTTTGTGCTGATGTCCAATATTGTGAAATATCAGCAGGTGTTGCATCAGTTATAATATAGTACGTATCTGCTGATACAGTTCCAGCACTTACTAATGCATCATATTCTGCTTGAGTAAGTTCAACTGTTGGATTACCGCCTCCACCAGTTCCTTGTATGGTATATACTGTACCACTTAATTGTATTGAATCGATTATATTTGACATAATTACGTAATTTTAGATAAACATGAAAAAGAGGCTATGCTATTAGGCATAACCTCTTCTTGAAATAATATAAACTATGGATTTAACTAAATACCAAAGTTGTACCATTTATAGTTGGCAACGTTTGAACTGTGATATCTCCACTGCCAAGCAATGAAGTACCATTTATACTTTTAATGTTCACTTGATTTACTAATGCATTTTGTTTTCCACTTAATGCGGTATCAGTTGCTGCCGTATAAGCAATATATGCTGAAGTATCAACCTTACCACTTGTAGCTTCTGAAATCTCTTGTGTAACTGCTGTAGCCACTGCAAGACCATCTGTAGCTGCTGTGATAGCGTTATCTACTTCTGTCTTTGTGTAGTAGTTGTTAGCATCAAATATGTCAGTCAATGGAATGTTTATATCCTGTTTTCCAGCGTCAGTATTGAAACTAATAACAAGACAAGTCTGAGAACCATAAACTGCTGATATTGATTCAAAATAACTCAAATTAGTAATCCCTTGATAATACACATTAGTAAATGCATCATTTGTTTGTATGTGGATTGTGTTACCTGTATTAGTTGCAGTACCTTTATCACAATATATGCTACCATTATCTTGTGCTAAAGTACAATCACTACCACTACCACCGCCAAAAGCCAAAAATGTAGTTTTCCATTGACTATCAGTCCACCAACCATCAGTTACTTTTACAATTGCTTCACTTGTAGCGCCACTATTGAAAGTGTATGATGTTACTGTGGTTGTTAATGTTGCCTCTTCTGTTAATGGTACATCCTTAATCTCAACGTTCTGAACCATTCCATCTATCAAGAAAGGAGAAGCATCATATTCGAATACCTTTGTTCCACCAGTTCCACCATGATAGAATTCAACATATTTTGATGTTGAGTTATACTTAACACTGTCAGCATAACCACTTACAGAAGGAATGTCAGATGTCTCAGCTTTTCCACTTAATACAACCTCTGTAGCTGCTGTATATGCAGTATATGTATCTGTATTTACCTTTCCAGATATTGCATTCTGAACGTCACCACTAGTCTGATATCCTTGCTCTGCAATTGACTCTGCAAGGGCATTTGTAGCTGCTGTAATGGCGTTGTTGGTCTGACCACTAGTCCAATAGCCATCAGTACTGTGTATCGCAGTACTGTCAACTATATCATAAGTAGTACCACTAAGTTGAATTTTGTCTAGAATATTTGACATAATACGTATTATTTTTTTAGATTGTTATTCCTAGTTCGTTATTTAATATCAAGGTCGTATTTACCACCTTTGAATAGTTATCCCTCATTTCCATTGCTTTCATCTTTGATAGATAAGACTCAAGCAGTGAATTAGTTTCTTGCTTTGTATATGTGTTGAGAATCGCTGCCGTATTAGAAGCCACTTGTGCTGATAGAGCTTCGAGGTCTGCTTGGTTAGCCTTTATAGCAATTGCTTGGTCAATCATCTGCTGAACCTCTTCCCTTGTCACACCACCATGAGTTACATCCTCAAGCAGTTTGTCAACTTCTGTCTTTGTATAGTAATAATCAGCGTTGGCAAGGATTGTAACAGTTTGCTGAACAGCCCATCTTCTCAAGTCTGTGTCTGGTTCAACCACCATTGTTCCACAACCTCCCCACTGGTTCATTACCTCATTATAGTTATCAATCATAATAAAAAGTACTTTTGTTAAACATGAATTTTAATATTATGATAATGGATATATCTTTGAAGACATTTCTCCCCATACAGGAGCTGCTTTATAAGCGCTCAAGCTCTCACTTGGGACATAAATCTTAAAATTAGCTGTGTTTCTAGCACTGAAAGCTTCCAAACTATCTACTCTTGGTGGTGTAGTTGCTAGAACTGTCAAATTCTCTGCTGGAGCACCAAGTGAGCCACCACTACCGAAAAATCCATCCCCCAAATTTCCGCTTGATTTAATTCTTGTGACTCCGCTTCCAAGCACAATCTTTGTTAATTTTGGACGGTTCTCAACTGATTCTGTTGATAAAATCTGACCCATTGAAAACGCTGATGCATCTACAACTGTTACACTGTTTGGAACAATTATCTCAGTTAGTCCCCTACACTCTTTGAAACTATTTCTATCAATTTCTTCCAAACCTTCTGTCATTGTAATTGATGTAAGGGCATAATTCACATCACCATAGAAAGCACCAACTATTGACTTAACCGTACTTGGAATGGTTATGGATGTAAGACTGCCAAATTCATTAAGTGAACGTTCCATCAACACCTCAGAACAGTTTCCAATTGTAACGGACGTTACAGCATCCCTTTGATTTCTAGGTATAGCATCATAGACATTAGCTAATGTCAGTGTTGTAGATGAATCACATGGTATTGTAAATGTCTCTCCGCTTGTATAAGCTACCAATTTGGCTAATGGAGGAGGACAACTGTTTGGGATGGCTTGGATTCTTGAAGCATAATCAGACCAGTTTTCTGCTGACTTATAACTATCTACACTCTCACAAGGTACAAATATAGGTGCACTGTTAGTATCCTGAAATGGCATACTTCCTAAAGCTGGAGGTTCAGTTGCATGAACAGTAATACTAGTTAATCCACTGCAAGTATAAAATGCCAATTCTCCAATACTTGTAACACCACTTGGAATGTCTATACTTGCCAAACTTCTACAAGTCATAAAAGCTCTGCCATTAATTTTTGTGAGACTGTTTGGTAATTCTACACTCACAAGATTGTAGTAGTTTCTAAAGGCTTCTGCTCCAATCTCTGTAACGCAATCACCAATTGTAATTGATGTCATAGAGAGATATTGATAGCCACTAGGTCGTACATCCATTTGAGACAAAGTAGTGGAACTATTACATTCTAGTGTATATACTCTATCATCACTATACTCTGCCTTAAACTTATTGGGTGGTTCAACATTCCACACTAATTCACCACCACAAGCATAAACCTTAGTTATGTCATAGCCTTGGTAGTTTATTTTCTTTATGTCATTGTTGAAATATATCATATTATCTTATGAAATATACTGTATTAGTATCTGGGTTTCCACTCACTGAAGCCCATTCTTGCTCTGTAAGGCATTGGAACTTT